TGAGATAATTCTTTCTTAACAAACTTTTCTAAAACATTTCCTACATTACGTAATTGCTTTTCTAATATAAAGTTTGCCATTGGTTTTGTAATTTTTCCACTTGCAATATCAATTCTTTGTGATGCAACTGTTATGTAACCATATCTTAATTCAGTATTTGTTACTTGATATCCGTACCCTAATATGTTGTCTTTCATTTCTAATGTAGGCTTATGTGTATCTATAATAGCACTTTTGCTCATATCACTGAATACTAAATCAATAACAGGGAATACAGTTAATCTAACATGAGATAAAATATAAGTTGGTTCGCCTGTTGCTTTATATCCTGTACCTAAGTAAGTTCCGTTAGGAGTTACAACATTCAACGGAAGTTGAATATAATTTAATAAAGAGCCTTTTCTTTTATCAAATAGCATTATGCTAACCTCACTGCGGTTGTTCCTTTAACAGACGAATTATCTGCTACATTATATGAACGTTCTAATACGTATGCCCCACGTTCTACACTAGCGGCTGAGAAGTGCATTGGATCCCATGGCGCACTCCAGTTACCACCCCAACCTAATCCGTGTCTAGCGGCTATTTCACCTACGTTTAGTGGGAAGTCACATCCTTTATCAACACCTCTAGTTACACCTGGGTTCCAACCTGACGGTCTTGACTTTGCATATCCATTTGGTGCATATGCATTAATATCTATTGCGGCACCCATTGCATGGAAACTAGGTCTTGAACCACCTCTTTGATTTCTATTACAGTAACCACCTAATGTTCTTATTACATATCCTGTCGCTTCTAAATCATCAATCAATCCTTGGAAGTTAGATTGGAATATTGCGGCAACTTGACAACCAACACCATTACTTGAACGTATAGTTGCTAAGCCTTCACCTGGTGGGAGACCAGGAACATTCTCTTGTGATTCATCGCCTTGATTTGCGGCGTTAACTTGACCTTCTGCACTAGTAGGATCTTTAGCGATTTCGTTTCCTGCTTTTTGTGACTCAGTTGTTGCACTTGGTGTAGAACCATCGGCCGCTTTCTGTACTGTTTCTGTACCACGTAAGAAAGGTTCATGTGTTGGTATTTTAGGTATGATACTTTCTTCTATTTGTGTATTTTCTAAATTCTGTATATCTGGTTGTGCAGATAATGGTATATCAAAAGCAATAGATGCCATTGGACCATTAAGATGCATTTTACCATTCACTGTACTTACGTACATATTTGTTTCTACTTTTTGATGTAGTGCGCCTCCACTTTCTAAAAACGTAGAACCTTTTGTTTTCGTATGATACTGATTTCCTACATTTAGATTATAGTTGTCACCACTACGAATATTAATCTTTTCACCTGCTTCAAGGTTTATATTTTTATCTGCACGTAAATTAAAATCTTTTTCAGAACGAATAGACATGTTGCCTTCAGCATAAACCATTACTTCTCCGTCTGCGCCTATCTCTACCCAACCAGAACCTGAACTATTAATTGCATATACAAAATCATTTGTACCGTCAACAATAACTTGTGCGCCTGAGCCTGTAGAAATTCTTATCTGATTAGGATGAATAGTACCATCGTCTCCAACAGACCCATCGTCCATTGTAATACCGTTACCACCTGGTGTTGTCCACCCATATACTTTTGACGATTGTGTAGTTTCATAGTTTGCATCACGTAACGGACTTGCAGTAGATTGTCCTCGTTTGTTATCTGAGAATATTCCTTGACTTGCAGTGTTAACATTTCTGTTTGAATTAGCTTGGTCTTTTTCGTCTGTTTGTTGTAAATCTTCTAATTTAGTTGGTGTTACTTTAGCAACTTTAACATCTTTGGCAATACCTTCTCCCATACCAGAGCCGTCTGGATTTGCTACGCCCGATGCTCCTCCGGATACAGTTCCAGGTATTTCTTGTGCTACTGCAAACCAATAACCTTCATTTAAAACTCCATTGTCTGCAAAGAAAACTAATATAGTAACTCCACCATCTGGTGGGACAGAAAACATTCCATATGAACCTTGCTTATTAGAACCACCAAAAGGACTTGCATACATGAAGTACATTGGTTCTTCTGGGTCTCCACCAAGTTTAGGTACATAGGCCGCAATACGTCCTCTACCCTCAGGGTCAGGCTTATCTGCTACAGTTATGGCTTTATATATACCACTTTTAATATTCTGTAAAATAGGATTTTCTTGCGACTTTCGATTCTTCAAAAGTGACTTAGCAAGACTATTTCCTACCATAGTTTCATTAGCCATTGTTTATCATCCCATGTTTTTCATTTATTTTATTTGCTAATAATTTCATACTATTTTCATCCCAATGCCCACAATCTAACCTTCCTGACATACCTGCTTCTGTTGTTGCATGAATATGTACTATTTTTCTATCTGGTTGATTCATTTCATCAAGATATTTATATACTACATCCCAATCAGATTTGTGGTCATTCATTTGTTGAAAAAATCCAATATTAACAAATATAACATTCCATTTTTTAGCAAGTGTTAACCAATTTAATCTTCTTATAATTATTTCTACATTTTTTATAAAAGAATTTGCAGGACCGTTAAGATATAAGTTGTGTGCGGATGCCGCCTGCTTCAATGCCTCTGATGCTTTCTTTTCAACTTTTTTAAAATTACTATGTAACAAATATAATTCTTCTGAAAGTTTTTCAAATGTTTCACTATCACTAGGCATTTGTTTGATACCTAAATCTTGTGGTTCATTAACTTTAAAATCCCATGACTTCAAAGTATCGCCATAGGCAGGATGTGAAGGTTTTCCTATATTAGGTTGTAACAAATTCATATACCATGCATGTCTATATATAGAAGATAAAGCTATAACTATAGTTTTTGTTTGACTAGATTTTTCTTCATTAGTCCATTGTTCTAGTCTTCTCATTATTGTTTCATTACCTGAGCCTGGCTTGGCTAAATTTAAATAATAAACTTTTTCATAATTATGTTTTCTATTTAAAATATGAGAAAGACAATATCTCTTTGGCAATCCATCACCGAACATAAAGCTATCACCAAATATAGGAACTATTTCACCATCAAACGTTTCAAACTTATCTAAATCAGTTCTAGTAGGCCATGCGTTTTCCCATTGCTCTCCTTTTCCTTCTGGATCAAATTTAGGATCCAATGCATAAGGAGACAGGTATGTTTTCTTTCCATATGGCAAGACAGGCCATAGTCTGTGTAATTTACTAAAGCATGTAGATTCTGATGTTTCTTGTGATGGGTGTCTCATATTTTATATTATCCTATGGTGTTGGCGGGTTAACGATTACAAAGTCACCCGGACTGTAAGCATAATTCATTTTTAATGTTCCGCTTTCCTGACTGCTTTCACTATCATTGATTTTGCCAATTCCTCTATTCTTCATTAAGGCAACATCTGGATATTCGTTTGCTATTACTTCTTTTACGTTTCCTGCATTTACTCCTGGCTGATAATACTCAAATGAACCAGGTGTTGCATTTGTATTTACTAATCCAAAATGAGTTGCAGGATCTTGTACTGTAACTTCTTGACCAGTTGCATCTGTATATGTTATAGGACCGATTGCACTAAAGTCTAATACTTCCTCAGTCATTGTTACACCACCAACAGTTTCAGTTATTGTTGCTCTTGGTAATGCCTCTGCTTTGTCTAGTATTTCGTTATATACCGAAGTTGCATTTTTATATTGATTAACTTGTGATTGTGTTACTTGTCCATTATCGATTGCGCCTTCAACATTATTAACCGCTACCCCTACTGGATCTTGTAATGTTTCTACTACAGGGATAGGTGCATTTTTGTTTGGTGCTTTGATTGGTTGTGTTACGTTTTTGTATTCAATATTACCATCATCGTCTTGTACTGCTATCACGCCTGTTGTAACCTCATCTGAATCAAAATCCCTTCTTAAATCATTTACTTCTGCTTGTAATTCTGCCGCCTTTTCTTTATCTTTATTTCTTCCATAGTTTCCTGTGAAGTAAAAACCATCATCAATTTTGTCATGAAGTTCGTCTAATTCTTCTTCTTTTTCAGTTAGTACTTCTAATTTCTTTTGGTCTTTTGCGCCTTGAATTGCGTCACCCCTAACACCGCTTGTTGCGTTTGTTGTAATTTCGTCTATAGATTTTTCTATAGTTTTAACTTCTGCATATTCTTGTTCGGTCAAATCATGTAAAGACCTGTTATCAATTATATCTTGTGCTTCTGCATTTAATGATGCAACTTTATCTGCTTCATTGTTGGTTAATGTTCCTTCTTCAACATTAATATCATAACTTCTAGTACCTTGCCCAGTTCTCATAGATGTTATTTCAACTAATCCGTCCTCATTTTCAAGTCTAACATCTCCATTAAGAATTGCATTTGCTCCTTCGATGCTTTTTGCTTTTTCTTCATCAGTTGCTGGACCGTCAGGATTAACTGCATTTAAATTATCCATAACTGATAATGGTTCTTTTTTAACATCATCGTTTCCTAATACATATTTTTCTGTTTCTTTTTTATTTTGTTCATTGACTGCATCTAAATCATCTTGACTTATACCAACAACATCTTTACCAATAGTGGCATTACCTGTTGCCTCAAGAGCATGGTCTATCTCTGCCATAGTGTCAACTGATACTGTGTACCCATCAGTTATTGCTTGATTGTATTCGTTACGAGTTGCCTCTGATACTGATTGATTTGCTGTCCCATAATCATCTGACAATCTCTTTGCAATAGTTCGGGCAGATTCTTGTACTGCAATACAAGATGCTTCATGCCCTAACGCACACAGCCCCTCTGCCTGTTGTCTTGCATACGCTAACTGTTTTGCCGCTGATTCATCAGGTATTGCTCTGTCGTGTTCCATACCACTTGAAAGAAACTCATTCGTCCTCGTATTCAAGTTCATTACCGCCCACGTACCTGCACTGTGTAAATCATGAATGTATTCTTTTCCATCCTCAGTTCTGCCTGTTCCTGCACCTACAGGAGGAACCAAAACATCTGCTTCTTCTGCCGATAAATCATCGTTGGCTTGTTCTGGATTTACTGGTCCGTCTTCATTTGGATCATTTGTTCCCAATAAACGGTCTATGTTGTATTGAAATACATCACCATTTATTAGTTCTGGTTCCGGTGCATCTAATATTGCGTCTACTTGTACGAATTCTTCTGCCGCTGGTAGCTTAACTAATCCTAGTGTCTGTGTAAACAATCCACCACTAAATGAACTAATAACAGATTGAACAGAATATACACTTGTTATTAATCTTGATTTTTTAATACCATCATAGTTTTCTGAATCTTGACCTACATTATTTGGGTCATTTAAGAATACATCTTCTGCTTTATCAGAAACTAACATAAGATAGTTTGCACCGTTGATTTTAGAAAGATGCATCTTATAATCTTCAAGTGAATTTTTATTCCCAAACTTTGCTTTCTCCATAGAAGGAGACATAATACTATCAACCCAATATGGGTCTCCTTTGATTGTCATTTGAACATTCAACATACTTAAATTGTTATTCCTACCTTCATAATATTTTGCCATTGCAACTTCAATATTTTCTTGGTCTGCCGCTTTAATAACATTCAAGTTTGTAGGATTTTCTAATACTGATTTTGTAATACGTGAAAAGTTAACTGGATTTTCTACAAGTGTTTTTAATAAACTAGAAAATTGGTCTTTACTTAATTTATTAACCATTTCTTTATCTAAGTCTTCTGTTAGTATAAGTTCTTGACCTTCACTGCCAGGGAATAGACCAAGTTCATTCCAATTATCTCCTATCATACTTGTACTCTCAATAAGTTTAGTTGAGTACAAATGACCTAATGCTTCACGCATAACTATATTTTGTTGAACTTCATTTTCTTTTTGGTCTACTAATGTTTCGTTAAGGTCTGTTTTAGTTTTTTGAATTTGGTTATGAAGTTTATTATAGTTTTCACGTACTTCACCTTTGAATATTTCTGATAAGATTTCATATTCCTCTGAATCTTCATCAAACATTTCTAACATTTGTTGAGCATCTACGTCATTGACTGAGTTCATTATATCTAACACATCATTTGCATTATCAGGACCAGTTATTCTTTTGCTAACTCTGTTTTTAAATTCATTTCTTATTTCATTGTTTATATCATCAAATCTTTTTTGATATTGTTCAGATGCAGTTTCAAGCATCTTAATACCATCTTTTAATCCGATTGCTTGGCTTTCTAGTTCTGTTAATTTTTGTTCTGCTCTTGCATCAATTTCATTTCTCCAATCACCAACAGTTTCTAAAAAACTATTTGCCATATAGGCATCACTAGGAAGCACATATGCTTTTTGTAATTGATTTGATAGACTAATAGATAAATCTAAAATGTGTTCGTTTCTACCTGTATATTGATAGTAATATCTTTTATTACAATGCCCTTCTAAGAATACTGAACTTAATATTTTTGCAGTTTCTTCTGTTAGTTTTGCACTGTGTAATTGGTTTTGAACAATTAATGCTTTTTGTACAGTAAGAAAGTATGTAACTTCATATGTCTGTTTACTTGTTAAAACATTATAGCCTCCTAATTTAGGTCTCGCATGTGGCAAGATTCTAAATAGGTCAGACATTTGTGGTTTATCATCTGTTAGTGCTTCTCTGATTTCTTTGGAATTTAGACATATACTTTCTATTGCATTATATATAGAAGAACCCGGTGTTATAACACCTGTTTGTTGTCCTATTTTTACTGAATTCTTTTTAGCAGTTTCATTATTACCAGATGCTTTATTTGCCTCATCTGGTGAGGTCATTTGTCCTTGTCCAAACATTTGTCTGAAATTGTCATCCATTACAAACTTGAAATCATTAATGAATTCCGAATCCGAAATAACTGACCTTTCTACTACTTTTTCATTTAATTTTTTAAAGAAGTTTTCTAATGTTTCTTGTAAAGTATCAGCAACACCAAACTCAAAGTTATAATCCATCTGTGATAAATCTGTATCAGCAACAACTTTATCATTTACGATTGTTCCATCTATAACAAGATTAGTTCCTTTAGATTCTGTTACTGATTGTAATTCATTATATGTTGTAATTACAAATGGGAATATTTTTGTTGCTGGTAAATTCTTTACTACATTGCCATCATTATCATATCCTTTAAAACGCACCTTCATAAAGAATGTTGCATTTTGTAAATCAGGGTATCCGCAAATTAAAATACTATTGTTTAGCATATCAGGTAATGATGTACCGCCAACTTGTGAAATAGTAAATTGTAAATTAGTGGCAGTGCCTGCCATCTTTGAGGCACTAGATGTTCCTTGGCCTACACTAGTAACTGTTAAATCTGTAATGTTTAATTCTGTTGTTATTCCTGTTCTTGCAATAGTAACTACGTTCATATCATTTGTAGGCCATGCATCATTTACGATATCGTCCATCATCTGTGGTGTCTGTTCAAACGCAAGAAACTTATTTGCTTCTTGTTGATTAACGATAAACAGGTCTAAGTTATAAGTATAATGTTCAAACGCATCTAATTCATTTTCCCAAAACAAATTTTGTTGTTCCATATTTTGAATTAGTTCAGATAGACTACTTGCTGAACGTATTGCATTTCGTTTTCTATCTTCAATATCGTTTATGCCTTCTGCTTCCGGTTCTTGTACGACTTCTCCATTTGATATTAAATCTCTTTGGTCATCATCTTCAATTACAGGCACACTATCAGGTTGAGTACCGTATGCCATACCCAAACCGCCTTCAATACTATCCCCGAAATAATCTAATGCTTCTTGTCCGCCTTCTTTTTGAATCATTGCCGCAACCATTTTTTCTGCTAGTTCTGGGTTAGCAGATAAATCAATAGGACTATTTTTGTCTATTCCCATTTTGTTTGCAACAAAATTTACATATCCAGTTGTATCATTTTCATTAGGCGGCGCCCAACGTTGAATCATTCCTTCAACTGTGTTTAGTCCGTGTTTGTCTTGGTAAGTTTCTAAGGTTCTACCTAATGCTCTGACGCCATGTTCAGGTGTAGCAAAAGAAACAAATGCCCCATCGTCACCTGTTTTACCTTTCCAAGCAGTAGAGTTTGTTCTGATATTGCCTGGGTTATTATTTCTTACGCTTCTGACTGCCATTATATACTACTTCATGTTATCTAATTGGTTTTTGCTAGGTATTTTTATTTTTGTCCCTGCCGTAAAATCATTTATTGGGTCCTGTATAATATCAGGATTTCTTTTAGCAAAAATCCACCAGTATTTTGAAGTACCATATAATTCATAACTGCATAAGTCAGGTCTGAGATTATAGGTTTGTGGTATTGTGTAAGTTTCGTCTAATGCACTTCTTTGTAAAAATACAGGATTTTGTATATCCAATACTTTGCCTTTTAGTACAGTAGTCTTCTTCCACGGAGAAGTTGGATCATAAGCCATTATACATACCCCTTATTGGCTAGATTTCCACTTAAGTAGTCTTCCATATTAAAGTTTTTCCTAACATTCTTTGGTGAATATGAAGTTGTTAATGACATAACAAACATATTCTGTACCGGAACTCTAGCACCCATTGGTGTTTCAACATAGTCAATATCTGAGTCTAAGTTCCATGTAAAGTCTCTTACTAAAACAGGAACATTTTTGTAGATACCATGTGCATCTAATCTTAATATTGGTGGGGGTAGACCAGCATTATCTGATTGCATCCCGAAGTCCATTTTCAATGCACCTCTTAGAAAATTAGCCATTGACAGTACGGTCAATGCTTCAAATCCACTACGTACAATAACAGGAGCAGTCATGTTAAACTCAGTGTTTGAAGACATATCGAATGCTCTTTGTTGGAAATTCGTGTGTGTTAAGTCATAGGAACTATATCCAGTACTCGTTAACACCGTAATTGTTGGTGTATATGGGAACTGAATTTCACTCAAACCAGACGCACTTAGTCGTCCACTAGGGTCTCTTAGTGTTACTGGCTGTTGTTGTACATACATATTGTCCATGTTAAACTCCTTCTTTGTTGTATTTATCGTCACTTAAACTACGAAGTTTAAAAATAAGCATTTTAGCACTTGACATTGGTTTTTAGATGTATTATAATTAATAATATTAATAGGAGCAAAACCATGGCACGTAGAGGTCAAAATTATTTAAACAATAAAGATATGCTGAAAGAAATTCATGTCTCTAAATCAAACTTTTGTTGGTTTGAAGACAGAGAAGCACATCATCAATATGATATTATCTTAGATGATGTAAGTGAAATTCATCAAGCAGAAGAACAGGCAAGAACCAATCGAGCAAATAGATTACAAAAGGCCGCTTGGGACTTAAACGAAGATAAAAAGAAAAGACAGATAGACTTTGCAGTAGATCCAGCATCTTTCGATAAAGAATCGTTGGTTTTCAGAGTTATGACTTTTGAACATATTCCAGATGAACCTGGAAGAAAAGCAAATCCGAAATCTGTTGCAGACCATAAAGTTAAACTTCACTTCCCACCATTCAAACATTATGTTATTGATGGAAAGAAAACAAGAGAAGTAGCATGGTCACATTACAATAAAGACAAAGAATTTGATTTACGAGGTGGTAAAATTACTGCGAAGTTAGCCAATATGTATATCAAATTAGTTGAGCGTTATTCTCAAAGAAGTAACTGGAGAGGCTATACGTATATCGATGAAATGCGTGGACAAGCACTTTTACAACTTGCACAAATTGGATTACAATTCAATGAAGCAAAAAGTGATAATCCATTTGCATATTATACGGCGGCTGTAAACAATTCATTTACACGTGTTCTAAACACTGAAAAGAAAAATCAAGGTATCCGTGATGACCTACTAGAGAAATCAGGTCAGATGCCAAGTTGGACTAGACAGTTAGAACATGAAATGAAATCTCAGGAACGTTGGCAGAAAGTAATTAAAACAAGAATTACTGATGAACAAATTCCAACAGAAACTATCAAAGAGATTTACGCCGACAATGACTAATCTATTTAAAAAAGCCGCTTGGTTCACTGACATTCATTATGGTATGCGTAATAACGCACGCCAACATAATATTGACTGTGACGAATTCATTGATTGGTTTATTCAAGAAGCCAAAGCTAAAGGTTGTGAAACTTGTATCTTTGGTGGTGACTGGCATCATAATCGTGCTAGTTTGAATATCTCAACTATGAAGTACAGCCTTGCAGGCTTACGAAAACTCAACAATGCATTTGAAAAAGTTTACTTTATTTTAGGTAATCATGATTTATTTTATCGTGAAACACGTGATGTAAACTCAGTAGAGTTTGCAAAAGAATTACCTAATATAGTTCTAATCGATGATAAGTTAGTTGAAGGTGATGTTGCCTTAACTAGTTGGTTAGTTGGTGATGAATGGAAAAAGGTACCTAAGATAAAAACAAAATACATGTTTGGACACTTTGAACTTCCTACGTTCAAATTAAATGCGATGGTAGAAATGCCTGACCATGGTGGACTAAAAAGTGAAATGTTTGAACATCAAGATTTTGTTTTCTCAGGACATTTTCATCATCGTCAAGTAAAAGGCAACGTGATATATACAGGCAATGCATTCCCACACAACTTCTCAGATGCAGGAGATGATGAACGTGGTTGGATGTTCTTAGAATGGGATAAGGAACCGGAATTCTTTGCATGGCCAGATGCTCCTAAATATAAAAATATCACGTTGTCTACACTACTTGAAAACCCATCGAAATACTTGTTACCTAAAACAAGTGCAAGGATAACACTTGATATAGATATTACATATGAAGAAGCAACATTCATCAAAGATACGTTTGTTGAAGCATATGACTTACGAGACATTGCATTACAGCCAATGAAAAACAGTGAACATGAAAGTGACACTGGTGCAGAAATTCATTTTGAAACAATCGATGAAATTGTGATTTCACAGTTAAACTCTATTGATGATAATGGTAGCTTTAATAAAAAAGTTCTCGTTGAACTATATCAGAATCTATAACGTATGAAAAAAGTTTTAATTACAGGAAACAGAAACTATGGGCTTTGCAAAAGTATTTGCAATCTTTTTGATACTGTGGATGATATTGACTATACTACTGTCAGTCGGAGCAATGGTTGGAATTTGGATGTAGGTCCAGAACAAAAGCGACTAGCAGATTATTTTGTAGACAATAAGTTTGATATTTTTATCAACAATTCCGCAATATGGAAGTTTCATCAAATTATGATTGCTGAACAAGTCTATGCAAAATGTGTCGAAGAAAAACATTCTGCATATATGATACACATGGGTTCTACTGCCGATACAGGTGTAAAAGGAAGGACGTGGAGATACCCAACTGAAAAGAAAGCATTAAGAGATTATAATCGTGACTTAACGTACATGACAATGGGTGGGTCTAATATAAAGACTACATGTTTGTCACCAGGTAGTTTAACTACACCAAGTGTGATGAAAAAACACCCTGATAGAAAGTTCTTAGATACAGAGTACGTAGCTGATTTAATTTTGTGGTTGATTAATCAACCAGATTATGTTAATATTAATGAAATTTCTGTAGATCCAATACAGACAGGAATATACGCAAGAGAGAGGTAAACGTTTGCTAAAGATTAAGAATATAACGGTCCGTAACTTTATGAGTGTTGGGAACGTAACACAGGCAGTTGACCTGGAACGTGACAACTTAACACTTGTATTGGGTAACAATTTAGATTTAGGTGGTGATGGTTCTCGTAACGGTACGGGTAAAACTACACTAATCAATGCATTATCATATGGCATATATGGTAACGCACTTACCAATATTAGAAAAGATAATCTAATCAATAAAACAAATGGTAAGAATATGATTGTTACTATTGACTTTGAATTCAATGGAAGTCAATATAGAATTGAACGTGGTCGTAGACCAAATGTATTTCGTTTCATTAGAGACGGCATCGACTTGAATGATTCAAGTGATGAAGCACAAGGTGAAATGCGTCAAACTCAAGTTGAAGTTGATTCAATCATAGGTATTTCACATGCTATGTTTAAACACATTGTGGCTCTTAATACATATACAGAACCATTTCTTTCAATGAGAGCAAATGACCAACGTGAACTAATCGAAGAATTACTAGGTATCACTGAATTAACTCGTAAAGCAGAGGCTCTTAAAGAAGTAATCAAAGAAACAAAAGACCAAATCAAAGATGAAGAATACAGTCTTAAAGCAAAAGAAGATGCTAATACTCGTATTCTAAAAAGCATTACAGACATTGAACGTAGACAACGTATCTGGAATGATAAACATGAAACAGAATTAAAAGAATTAGAATCAGCCTTAGATGCATTATCTCATGTAGATATCAAAAACGAGATTGCTAATCATCAACTATTAAATGAATATGTTGAAAAGAAATCTAAACTAGATGAAGCACAAAGATGGGTTGAAAGTATCAATGCAGATAACAAAAAATTTTCCGATTTAGAAGTAAGAGTTGTAAGTGATATAGAAAAGATTAAAGACCATAAATGCTTTGCATGTGGTCAAGAAGTACATGATAGCAAACAAGAAGAAATTCTAAAAGAGAAAGAAGACTTGTTAGGCGAAACTAGAACACACTTGTTAGAAAATGCAGAGAAGCTAGAAACACATGTAAAAGTAATCAACGAAGTTGGTGAATTAGGTGATAAGCCTACAGTATTTTATGATGATTTGAATGACGCATACGAACATCAAAATTCAGTTAGTATGTTAAAAGAACAAATCGAAACTAAAAAGAAACAAGAAGATCCTTACACAGACCAAATTAAAGAAATGCGTGAAAGTAGTTTAGAAGAATTAAACTACAGTACAATGAATGCACTTAATTCATATCGTGAACATCAGGACTTCTTAATGAAACTGTTAACAAACAAAGACAGTTTTATTCGTAAAAAGATTATTGAACAAAACTTATCTTATCTAAACACACGTTTAGAGAAGTATCTTGATAGATTAGGTTTACCTCATGAAGTTAAATTTATGAGTGATTTAACTGTAGAAATTACAGAGTTAGGTCGTGAACTAGACTTTGATAATCTATCAAGAGGTGAACGTAATAGACTTATTTTAGGTCTATCATGGGCTTTCCGTGATATATACGAGTCACTATATAGCACTATTAATGTTCTATTTGTTGATGAACTTATTGATAGTGGTATGGATACAAACGGTGTAGAATCATCATTAGCAGTTCTTAAGAAAATGCAACGTGATAGAAACCGTTCTATCTTCTTAGTATCTCATAGGGACGAATTATATGGTCGTGTGACTAATGTTCTTAATGTGATTAAAGAAAACGGCTTCACTACTTTCTCACAAGAGGACGCAGTAGAAGTAACTGACACAACAAAACCACTAGAAGGAGTACCTAATGTCTGAGTTTAAAATGGTTCACAAACCACATAAAATGTTAGAATGGCTTGAAGGTGAATGTACTGAATGGGCTGATGGCATAATTAAAGAACATTTCCAAGTTGAAGATACTGATACTTTAAGCAAGGAACAAATTCAGGAAGTTATTGCTGAATGGGAATTATTACTTGATAGTTCAAGTTATGATTTCTTAGCAATGGGTTTTAGAAATATAATTAGTTCATGGGAAAATGAACATGATGATTATCTAATTTAAAAGGAGTATATAATGAGTATACATGAACAAATCGTACAACAATATGAAAATTATTTAAATGAACATGCCGCATGGGAAGACAAAGGTGTCAAAGCCGCGGCCGCTAGAGCAAGAAAGGCTCTTGGTGAACTTGGTAAACTTACAAAAGAAAGACGTAAAGAAATCCAAGAAAAGAAAAATAATATGTAAAAAGGTGTTGACAACGCTCTCTAGTAATGTTATTATAGAGTCATAATAAAGATGCAAAGTGTCTCCTCTCAACCTCTCTCATCTAACTGAGCATCTTTTTTATTCTCACACAGAGAGCAACACAAACCCGGCACTTCTGTGTCGGGTTTTTTATTTAGAAAGAAGCCGATATGATTAATCCAATCGATAGAAACAAACAAAAACAACTAGAAAAAGAACAACTAAATAAACACATACAAGAATTCTTAGACAACGGTGGAAAGATTTCTGTTATGCCCGAAGGTGCAATTACTGATGAAGGGCAAATGAATTATAAATTCAGACGTGGAAAGAAAAAGAAACCAACAAATGACAAAACGTAAATTGCTAAATGGAAAAGAAGTACAAGAACTAGAACGTGCAATTACATTAAAAGTTTACACAAAATGTCCTAACAAATACAAACTTATCGATATGGAAACAGGCGAAGAATATATCGGTAACGTATCAGAAAATTCTCATTGGACTAAAGTAAAGAGTAACAGTGATGAAACCAAACACAAATTTTGAATTATCAGTAAGAGATATAGAAGTTATTGAACAGGCTCTACGTGCCAAAGCAGGCAGACGTGGATTAGCAATAGCTGAAGGCGAAACAAGTGAAAAGTTAAGAGAAGAAATGCAAGAGATACAAAATCTATTAGGTCGTATTCATTCTCAAAAAAACTTTTTTAGACCTAAAAGCAATTATGTAGGAGGTTGACTTAACTCAGTTGTTAAGTTAGCGACTATTTTCCATAAATATTTGTATGAAAGTGTTTATGATGATAGTCTTTATTCTTGCCTCTGGTGAACAAGTATCGCCTAGTGGGTGGGAACCAAGAGAAATGAAATCAGTTGAAGAATGCCAACGCAAAAAAGCGGCCGCAGTTGAGTTTATCGAATACGGTATCTCGCAAGGCCAGTTGCCTAAAATTTATATAGGGTATAAAGTTAGTTGCGTGGTTCAGGAAATAGAAGTCGTTCCGTTAATGCAATGACGTTCAAATGCATCTGAATTGTACTTCCAAAATTCTTCTGCACTTGTAATAATCCAACAACCATTCTTCTCAGACTTGTAGGTCATACTAATCGGTGAACGCCATCCGATTCCATTCATATGCTCTTGATATGCTACATAAGTTCCTATACGATTAAATTTCATAAAGATAATATTAACATCACTATCTTCTGCAATCTCCATAGTTTGTACAATCCAGTCCTCTAAAAGAGGAATTTTTTTATCGTACAATAAATGGTGCCAAGGGAATTCCTTATAGAACTTACACTCACAATTAAAGTATTTCCAGTTATCAGGAGGTATAATATCTCCTTTAAAGCCTCTTACTTGTCCTTCGCTTAAGTTAGTTGCTCTATGGAAATTACTACCACCTATAAATGCTCCAGAATTAGGGACACGTACAAAACTACCATTATACTTCTCACTTAGGAATTTTGCTTGTTCTCTTTCATATCCAGAACCTTTAGATTTGCTTTTACTTGGCATATGTTTAATCTCTTTTCATTATAAAAGGTCTAAAGACCTAATCCCTCTTAATTCTCATTCGTTTCACTCATTCGAATTAATTCGGTATTTCTATTTCTTTATTATATAACATTAATTGGTATAAGTCAAATGATATTATATTATGAGTCTCTGTCCCGTGAAGAAGCCATAATTGCCCTGTTGCCAGGACAATTAAAAAATGGCTGTACAGAAAATTCTTGTCTTATCTGTCCCTTGCTCATCGCCTCTATGTCTAAGTT